ATTTAATAATCTGTCCTGCAACTTCATATGCTCTTGGACTTGCACTTTCACCTGCTAATTCCATAATACCATTAAGAGATTCTTGTCCCTTTTCAATTAATGAATATAAATTAGCACGAGTATATTCATAATCTTTTTCAATATCATCTGTAACATTCTTTGTACTATCTTTTCTTGTAACACATCCATTTTCTGGTGTGGTACTAACTTCAATAGCACTAGTAGTGTTTAGTGCTTCATCTATAGGATCGTAACTAGACATGGTATTCACTATATGTCAGTTTGTTTTGTAGGACTCCATGTTTTACCATCATCAAAATCGGTTATAAACTCATCAAATCCAAAGTCATCTCCAAGTTCTATCGCAGAATCATCAGCAGTAGTTAATAAATTAACTTTTGCTCCAGAAATATGTAACGCAGCAATAGAAGAATCATAATTCCGTTTTACAACTATAGTATTAATATTAACAATCTTACTTATTAACATTATTTCACTATCTACCACTATTCTATTATTAACACTTAATGCAGAAGTATCATTAACACCAATATTAGTTTCAACAAGTGTTAAATCTTCTGTTATCGTTGTAGTATTGTCTTCAGTATAATCTTTAAGTGCTTTAGGTGTTGCAGTATACCTCATCTGCCTTCTAGCATTAATACTAGTATCAGCAGCGTAATCCACTTGAACTTTCTTAATTAGTCCATCTGTACTATCAGCAACAGGTCCAAATAGATATGTTTTTGCTGTAAATTGTAAAGTATAAATCAAAGCAATTCTAGTACTAAAATCACCTTCATACTCATCTCTAAATGTTATATTATCTAATACTACTGGAATATCTCTTTTTTCTCCGATAGATTTTACTAAATTAACTGTAATATTAAATGATGGTTGAAAATATGGTAATATTTGCTCAATAATTTGAAGTGCATCATCGTTCAATTTTGAAAATATACTTAATTCAAATCCAATATTATAAGGAACAGGCATAAAAACTTTCTTTATATTAGTTCCATCCGTTGCTTTAAATGTTTGAGTAACTCCAGATTTTCTAGATGAATCATATTGAATAGAAGTCATTTCAAATGACATTCTAGGTAATGTTATTGCAATCGGTTTTGTTAAATTTTCCTGTTCACGAATTTTTGCAAAAAACTTTTGTTGTGGACCATAAGCAAGACCTACTTTTGTTTGATCAAGAGTAGTATCATCAATTTTTTCATGCCTAATGTTTATATCATTGAATAATGTTCCAAATCCAATAATAGCCTTTCTTACAATTTCGTGATAATAATACGTTCCTAACATTAATAATCTCCAAATGGGTTACCTTCACTAAAATCAAGTATTGAATCTGCAGCATCCTCAAATTCTTTATTAGAATCAAATGGATCGTCAAAACTATCAGTACTATATGAATCTACAACGTATCTTGCGGATGATATTGAACCAACAACAATGTCACCAGGACTAAATACTCCACTATTTAGAGAAACTTTAAGTTCTACTGGTGGATTAGTTGCATTAATATCTACACGTTTTCTGAAATCTCTAACTCTAGCAGTAGTTCCAGAAAGTGAACCTGTTATTTCTTCATTGTATATAAATGTTCCTATTCCAGTTGAACTTATTCCAGCAATATCAACTGATGGTACAACAGTATAACCAGCACCAGCATTATTGAAATGTATTCTAACAAGTTTTCCATCTGCCATAACTGGTGTTGCATATGCTGATATCCCTGTTCCTACAGGAGGAGCTCCGATTGTTATGGTAGGTTCAAATCCTACAGGATATCCTGCACCTTGAGATGATAAGGTAATAGTACTAATTCCACTATTAACAATTGTGGAAGTAACAGCAGCTCCAACTCCACCACCACCTCTTAAAATAATTAATGGTGGATCATTAACATCATAACCATAACCTGGATCAATTAAACGTATTTCTTTCAATGACGTTACTTCACCTATTGTAGTTGTAATTGCAACTGCAGTTGCTCGACTACCAATAGACGGTGGAGCTATTTCAACCACTGGTGAAGAAGTATATCCATAACCATCATTAGTTAAATCTATACTTCCAATCATTCCATTTCCACCAAGTATAGCAAGTCCACTAGCAGTAGTAGCAGAACCAACTAAATTTAATTGAGTAATATATCCTTCATCTTCTACCGTATTATCAACTTCATCAATCGTTGTGTCAATAAGTTCATTTTCATATTCATAAAGTTCACAAGATAATTCATAAGTATAATTTCTATTTAATTGATAAAATGGTTGCTCAGATTCAACCCTCTTAATTTCAAACAACCTTTCGCCAAGTGGAAAATATATCAAATCACCTTCTTTTGGTCTTGTAATTAAATCTTCAAATGTATACTCAGTAATAACACCTTCAGCAATACCAGCACTCATACCTTCTAGAAAAGGTGCAATAAATTCTTCATATCTTTCCTTTGAAATTGTAAGACTGACTTCATTAGTTAATCTTAATCCAAATTTTGTCATCAAATCACTACCAGGAGAATATCCCTCATAATTATTTAAATATGCCTCAAGTAAAAAAGTATCGTCAAATTTTGATGATTGAACCTCTCTAACAATATCATCAGTTTTGAATACTTTTCTAGGAAGATAATAAATTTCCACACCATACATTCTTAACTGTTCATTAATAATATCCTGAACTAAAAATTGCTCAGATTTAGAACCTTGTAAAAAATAACTATTTAATGCCATACTTTATCAACCTATTAAATCAAGAGGTGGAAGTTCATACTCAAGAGACATGCTCTGTTTTATAGATTCTAATTCTCTCTCAGCATCATCATATATTTGTCTTCCATTTAACTCAATTCCACCAGGTAATTTTACACCTTGAAATTTCAACATATTTTGTCCCCATTGTCTTTTAATAAGAGCAGTTGCATATTTTTTCACAAAAATATCATTATATACTTTTGTGAAAGATTCAGGATCTAATGCTCTATAACAATCAAGAACTAAAAATGTTCCTTCTTTTTCTGCAGCCCAATCAATATCCAAATATAATCTATCTTGCCTTTTATTATATCTAATTTGCTTATCTGTTGTCAATAAAAAATCAATATCTTCTAGATATGTTTTCGTCATTGAATATTGAAGTAAAGCAACAGAATTAAAATTGTATAAATCATTCAAAAATAATTGATACTTAATACTAAACATTCCAGCAGAAATAGTACTAGAATCAAATTTAAATATTTTTTCTACACCAATTACAGAATCTGGTACTTGTAAAAAATTGGAAGTTTCATACCAATTATTAGTTATTGTTCCTATTCCACTTACATTAGTAGAAGTTGCAGTAGTAGTCACAATACCAACAGTATTTTCACTACCATCTTTATTATTTGCTGTTCCTCTATCAATATCTTCTTGAGTTAATTTATATTTGAGATACATTCTCTCAACACCATCAAAATGACGCTCATTAAATAGTTGAATAGCATCATCTATTGCATCATCTATTTGATCGTCATCAATATTAATTTCCAATACTGGAGCACCCAATTTTCTAAGGCAATACTCAACTAATCCTGTTTTACTATTTGGTTTTGCCATCAGAAAGATCCTCCATCAATTAATCCAACAAGTTGAGTAGCAGTTAGAATTCCAGTTACAACTGAACCAGTTGACGTTGTTTGAAATTTTTCAACGTCATTAAAATAAAGTCTAACCCCTTCATCATCTTGAAATACTGCAGATGCCTTACCAGACTTTGCTTCAATAATAATATTACCACCATCATCATCATCTACATTATTTCGGATGTATAATGGACCTGTATTATTATCAATATATGAAGTATTACCAATTGATGTATGATATAATTGAATATCATCTGCATCGCCAAGTACAATCTTGGCATCATCATCAAATTTTAAATAATTATTAGATTTATTCCAAGTTAAACTATGTGAATCACCTGCAAATACTACATTAGTTTGGAATTGAGTATTAAAATAAAATATTGATTCTCCAATAAAACTGGATACTCCTGAAGTAACATTAAGTCCACCAGCAATAATATTAATACCATTTGCAAATGTAGAAAATCCAACAAAAGTAGATACTCCAGTTACTTTTAAATCAGTAAAAGTATTTGGAGCGTTTGAAACAGCTGCTTCAATTGTTGCTGTTGTAATTGTATCAAGAGATGCAATATTTTTAAGTTGAAATCCAGAACTTAATACCTCTGTAGATCCAATACTTATACTATTTGTTGTAGTTATTCCAGATATACTTAAATTTGCAGCAGTTGCTGTTCCACTAACATCAATAGATGGAGAAGTAATTCCTTCTACACTTCCAATAGTTACACCACTTCCAACTTCTATTTTATCATTAGCACCATCTAAATTAATACTAGATGTACCAACAGTTAAAATACCAACAATTTGTGCATTATTTGTAACTAAAGTTGTAATAGTACCAACACCAGTTACATTAAGATTTCTACCATTTATTTCATCATATACAACATCATCTTGAACATATAAATCGCCGCCAACATATAAATCGCCACCAGTAGTTGTTATACCACCATTACTAGAAAGAGTTGTTACACCTATTGACTTTAAATTCTCATTTACAACTAAATGCCTTAAAATATCAATAGAAGCATTAACATCAACATTACCACCAATAGTGGTCATTCCTCCAATATTTGAGGATCCACCTACATTTAAATTCTTATTGACACCAACTCCACCACCAACAATAAGTGCACCATTGGTAATTGACGTAGAATCTTGTGTACTCTGAAAAGATGAAATTCCAGATACAACTAAACCTGACGGAGTTATATGATCCGTCATTACAAAACTTTCACTAGATGAATCCCATACAAGTATTAAACCATTTTCGGTTTTTCTTGAAGAATTAACATCTTGAAGGTTAACTAATCTTGTCGGAGGTGCCGACGCATTAGATAATACCCTAATTACATTTTGTGAACCAATTCTATCGTTGATATTAGGCATTACCTAGTTACCCCTGCTCGTACTAATGCTGCTCCTTCTACAGCTTTATATTCATTACCACCAAGAGTAGTCAATTTCACATCATAAACATATCTACCTGGTTTCAAGTTAACAGTAGTTGCTGCCGTCATTGTAATGGTAATAATTCCATTTTCAGGTGACGTTACAGTCGAACCAAAAGAAGTACTTTTGGAACTTGAAGGATGCTTTCGAAGCATCGCTGTTGTTCCTGCTCCAGCAAGATTTAAAAATGCATTAGAACGAGTATCCTCTAATTGAAAGGATGTATCAAAATCGAATCCTTGCTCAATCACTATGTTGGATACATATACTGCCATTATTATCTAATCAATATACTTTTAGATATTTATATTAGTATCATTTCATCATTTATTTAGAACCTCTTTTAAAAGAGATTTTATTTCATCAATATCAGAACGTAATCTTTTTAACTCATCAATATCAGATAATTTTTTATTCCTCATAGAAATATATGAGGAATATGCACCATCATCGCAATTTATAATTGCACCAGATTTTTCATCCCTATAAAGGTTTTTATGACCTTCAACTTTTATCATTATCTTGTAGCAATAATCCTAATATCTTGATATCTTGGTGGATATGCTTCATTAGTTCCTGTAGAAACTATCTTAATTTGGAATCCTATAAATTCACCAATATCCTCCCAAGTATTATATTCATATTCTAAGAATTGATTATCTTCACTAGGTGGAACAATAGTATCTGCTCTACCACTATTTAAATTAGAATCTATCACTTTCTTTTCAATATCTTCATCTCTTAAATTATCATAACCAGGGAATAATTCATATGATGGTTCAATTTCACTAGAAGATGCTTTAAATAACCTATAAAGAACTCTAAAATCAGATGATGGATGTCTATATGCAGCAAGTAGAACTTTAAGTGAAGTTGCTGGATTCTTCAAATTAACTTTTTGTGAAATATAAACTGAACTATGAGGATCATCTATTACTAATTTAGTTCTATTATCTTTAGTGTAATTAGTAATTGGTGAATTAAGTCTATTTCTAGTTAATTTAAATGCACCATTCATAGTATCAATTACTGGAGATAAATTTTTATCTTTAGAATGTAATTGTGCTATAAAAGTAACAGATTTATTTTCAGGAAGATTAGTTAATCTAGCAATTTCATTGACTTTAGAGCAAAGAAGTCTTGGTGAAGTTAACTTATTGTTATTATTAAAGGAAACATCTTGATAACCTTTATCTAAGAAAGATGATTCAGTTCCACCATCACTAGTTCCTGATACAGATCTTAATTTTCCATTAACTGAAGTATCTTTTCCAGGTGCTAAAACATTGAATGATGGAATAAATGATTCATATTGGAAATTATGGGTTGCAATTAATTCCTTTCCTCCAGCAAAACTTTCATCAATAAAACTAAGTTGATTTGCTCCAGAAGATCTATCTTGTAGATTTTCTCTAACACCTCTAGCAGCATAAACATGATACTTATCAATTGTTCTAAGTGATGATATTGATGAATCACTTGGTAAATCATGTGTGGTATTAATACCTGTTAATGAAATTCCATTAAATTCATACTTAAAGCATTGTGAATTAACTCCATGAGTTTGTTGATATGAAAGTCCATATGCTCTAGAACCTACAGTAAGAGTTCCATCACCAATACCATTATAATATATAATTTCTTGTCCAATCTTTACATATCCTTGTGATGTTGATATTCCTTCAAATGTAGTAAATTCTGAAGTACTTGCAACAGAAATTACACTTCCATTAACATCCAATTGTGCACTTAATTTTATTGGAACAGTATTTGGTTCAATTCCTGAAATTGCTACCTTATTGTTATCAGCAGTCATTCCATGACTATATTGAGTAACCTCAAAAACATTTCCAGTATAAATTCCAGAAATTACACTAGAATCTCCTTCTATAACTGTTGTTGCTGCTCCTGCAGTTATAGAAGAATCATCAGCAGGATTGTTATATACACAAAGATAATTATCATCAGTAAATTTCTCACCTTGAACATTTGTCAAATAAAGAGTATCAATACCATTTAGAGTTGCAATTGTAAATTCAGCACCAGTTCCTTTCTTATCTGTACCTAAATCTGCTGTAGTAATTCCAACAACATCACCAACAGCATAACCATTTCCAACAGAAGTTATTGTGAGAGTATTTGCCACACCACCACCAGTAACAGCAAATGTTCCTTTTGCACCTGTACCAGATCCACTAAGAGTGACTAAATCAACATTACTATAATTTCCATTAACTTTATATCCAACTCCTCCAGTGCGAAGTTCGACAGTGGATATTTGACTTCCTACAGATTCAATAATTCCTTTAGC